GCTAATGCCACTCAATTGAAGGGTAGAATAGCTTCTGCATCACTGCAGTTTAATAGTGCATTAAATCCAACTTATTTGGCAGGACAGGGTGGGACCGCTGGTCCAAATGCCTTGCCGCCTCCTATCCTTAACTCGCCTGTTGGTTTTGATGCATTAACTTTTTCCGTGCAAGTTAGCGCTACTAGAGTGTTTATGTACGATGGTTTTAGATGGCACAACCATCCGTCCATAAATGATGGTACATCATGGACTTTCACCATCATGTATCCTTTTCCAATTTACAACACAACTGCTTCTGCAGTGTTGATTGGAGAGAATACTGAGGTGAACGTAATTGTCTCTCGAATTGGGACTAATTATAGTCTCAATGTCGGTCCAATAAATGCTATTGGAGCCCCACCAGTTGCTACTCAAACCGCCCGTGTTCGTATTGGCTCCGTGCCCAGCTCGGTACCATGGGACGAAATTGCTAGGTATAGCATTACACCTGAGTTCGCGTTTGAAGCACTGTTGCAGGCCGATGAAAAGAGTTATTCTAACAATTTCATTGAAGGTGCAACCGGTCGACAGGCCCAAGGTAAAACTTGGCCTGAGTACACTTCTGTGAGAGAATGGCGTCCACTCATTAGAGCTGGAACCAACGTAAAACAGGTAGTTATCGATGCCGCTTGCATCAAACGAGATTTGGTAGATGTTGCTGGTAAGTGGTACATCACCTACTGTACCAATCTTGATCCTGATGCATCATTCACCCTCATCTATGGTACTCATTACCAAATTTGTGCCGAAACTAGCTCCATGCTCATGCTCTTTAAGCGTGCAGTTCCTGCTAGGGATGATGGTGCTTTAGAACTTGCTCAGCTCTTACAGTCAGAGCTGCCGCACACCTATCCAGCACGATTTAATGATGGAGGTATTTTGCCATTAATCATGTCTAAGCTCAAGAAAGTGGGACAAGCTGGACTACAAGGAATTATCCGTGAGATTGTTGATGATATCAAGAACTCAATTCGAGCGGTTGGCACATCTGATCGTCTCATTGGGTATCTTAGCACCAATGTTACATATGGAAATAACCCAGTATCCATGTCAGGTATGAATGGAAATGGTGGTCCATCTCGTAATGGTCGTAGGAAACGCGGAAGAAATGGAAACAACGGAAACGGAAACGGAAATGGAGCAGGTGGTAGGCTATCCTCCATATTTCGTAGATCACTAAACATATAATCCCACTGCAGGGGATCTACCGGGGTGCTGCAGATAAACGTGTGTGATAGTCACGGATGGG